GTTACCTGATCCCGCAGGACATGGCGCCGACGATCGACAAAGCTATGGCGATCTGGGGACCGATGATGGACGGCGAGAACGTCGCGACGCACATCACGACGGCGACTGGCAACACGATTACAATGCCTACCCTTGACTATACCGCGAAGCGCGGTGACCTGAAGGCTGAAGGCGCCGCCGCGCTTGACGACGCTTCTAAAGATCCGGCGATCGGTCAGAAGACACTCGGCGCGTATCTGTATTCTTCAGGCATTGTTCGCGTGTCGATCGAACTTCTTCAGGATAGCAATTGGGACATGGAAACCCTGCTGAACGAACTGTTCGGCGAAAGCCTTGGCCGCACCTGCAACAGCGTTCTGACGCTGGGTGACGGTTCCAGCAAGCCGAACGGCATTCTGAACTTTGCCACATCCGGCAAAACGTCCGCCGCGACGACAGCGATCGCGTCCGATGAATTGTTCGACGTCTTCCATTCGGTCAATCCGGCTTACCGGTCTTCCCCGAAGTGTCTCTGGCAGTTTAACGACACGACGCTTGCGACGATCCGCAAGATGAAGGACGGCCAAGACAATTATCTCTGGCAGGAAGCGAACATTCGTTCGGGTGAACCTGGCACACTTCTTGGCAAACCTTACCGCGTCAATCAGGACATGCCGGACATCGCAGAGAGCGCGACGCCAATCCTATTCGGCGATCACTCGAAATACTTTGTCCGCAAGGTCACGGGCCTGAAAATGGTTCGCTTCGACGAAAAGTTCATGAACGAACTTGAAGTCGGCTTCATGGCCTATCAGCGCATCGACGGCGAAGGCACGAACAACGCCGCGATCAAGAAATTGACGATGCTCGCCGCTTAAGGCCGGGCGATGACCTGGGGCGGCGGGTTTCGGCTCGCCGCCTTTTCTCTAAAAAGGGGCAAGACATGGAAATTCGCATTATCAAGCATTGCGGCGGCGCTGGCTTCGCATACTCGAAGAAGAGCGGCGTCGTGATCGTTCCGGACGATCGCGGCCGTGATCTGATCCGCGCGGGCTACGCGGTCGACGCGAAGGAAGCGAAAGCCGAAGCCGCCAGGACTGAAAAGACCGTTAAGCGGACCCCGAAGAAAGAAACGGCGACCAAATAAGATGCGAACGCTTCGACCCGTTGTGAAAGTCGTTCCGGAAGTCTCGCCGGCCGTCGCGGTCGCGCTGGCTGACGTGAAGTCGCATCTTCGCGTTTCATGGAGTGACGAAGACGGCGAGATCGAAGCTTATATCGCCGCCGCGCTTGCATTGATCGATGGGCCTTCGGGCTGGCTTGGCCGCGCTCTGGTCTCGCAGGACTGGCAGCATGTTTGCGGCGGGCCTGATTGCGGGCGCGTCTGGCTGACAGGTGAACCGACCGAAATCGTGTCGATCTCATATCTCGACACTGACGAAGCGACGCAGACGCTAACGCCGTCCGAATTTCGCATTCACACCGACGGCTTCGGATGGGCCGTGACGCCTAAGACGGGCGTTAGCTGGCCAAGCTTCGCCGATCGGTCCGACGCCATGACGATCGTTTACACGACCGGCTTCGCGGATGCCGCCGCCGTCCCCGCGCCGATCAAACAAGCGGTTTCACTTCTTGTCGGACATTGGTTCAAAGAACGCGAGGCGGCAACAGCTGTCAGCCTGAAGGAAATGCCGTTCGCTGTTTCGGCGCTTCTCGAAAATTATAAGATCGGCTTCACGGCATGAGGGCCGGCGAGGCGCGCGACCTGGTGCGGTTCGAACGCAAGGGCGCGGTGACAGGCGGATACGTCAAGACGTCCGCCGCCTGGTCAACCCTCGCGACTGTTGCGGCGAAGATCGAAGCCGACAAGATCGGCAAGGAAGAGGTGATCGGCGACAAGGTTCGCGGCGTCTCAGACTTCAAGATTACCGTTCGCGATTGCGCAGCGCTCGCGAGCCTTACGACATCCGATCGGGCGATCAATGCCAGGTCGGGCGTCATATACGATCTTCGCCACGTCGACAGGCAAACAGGCCGGGCTGACGTGATCATAAGCGCCGACGCTGGCACACCGACGGAAGGGGGCTGATATGCCTTTGATAATTTTTGACAAGCCTTTCAGCTTTACCCCTGAAGCCGACCGTCGAATATCGGTCAATTATGCGGCGGGGAAGTCTTACAATGTGACGCGCGAGTGCGCGACGAAGGCGACGGCGCAAGGCGTCAGATACAGACTAGCCCCGAAGGATGGTGACGAAGATCATGGAGATATCAGCACAAACGAAGCGCATGGACCGACTGAAGGCGAGAGCGGCGAGAATGCCGAAATCGGTCCGGCGCCGGATGACGGAAGCAGCGAAGCAGAACGCGATAGCTTTGAGGGACGCGGCTATTCGTGACGCGCCTCGCGACAGCGGCGAACTTGAAGACACGATCAAATATTACCCAGACCGCAATTCGGCGGGCCTGATCTGGCGTGTCGTCGCGGGCGTTAAGGCGTCATCCGGCTTTTATGCCCGATATGTCGAGTTTGGAACGGTCGATCAGCCCGCGCACCCTTTCTTCTTCGTGAACTATCGCATTCTCAGGCCGCGCTTTAAGTCACGCATGGCGCGTGCAATGCGTAAGGGGATCAAGGAAGCATGATAAGCATTTCAGACCTTCAGGACGCTGTCGGCGCGCTTCTCGAAGCTGACGCAGGCGTGACGGCGGTCCTGGGATCGCATGACGCCCGCATTCTCGGCGGTCCTGATCCGACGGCGACCTTCCCATATCTGACGATCGGCGAAGATACTGGCGTCGACGCTTCCGTTCAGTTTCTATCGGCGCGGACTGTCCGCCTGGCGGTTCACATCTGGACGAAAGAGGAAGGCTTCGCGTCGTGTAAGGACATCGGCGCGGCGGTGATCTCGGCGCTTGAAACAGAAGACGGCTTCGCTGTCTCGACGGATGTCCGGTGCGTCTCATGCTTCCCGGATCGCGAACGGTATATGCGCGACCCGCGAAACGGCATTCGGCACGGCGTGATCGAACTCGAAACCGAAATCGAAGCGACAGCCTAAAGCGCATACTCAGCGTTGCAGGTTAACCCTGTCCATAAACGCGCGAGGCTCACACAATGGCACAAGTCGAAACCTTCAACGGTTCAAAAATTCTAGTCAAGATCGGCGACGGGGCCGATCCCGAAGTATTCTCTCACCCGTGCCTGATCAACTCTTCCCGGTCTATTCAGGGGTCAGTGACGACCGTCGACAGCGTTGTGCCTGATTGTGCCGATCCTGACGCACCCGCCTGGACGGAACGCGAGAAAGACGCGATTTCCTACACGATCAGCGGCGAAGGTCTCATGAACCGCGCCGACATCGGCCCCTATTTGACCTGGCTCAAAGCCGCCGCGAATAAGAATGTTCAAGCGGTGATCGCTGACGGTCTGTCGGGCGCTTATGTCCTGTCAGGCGCGTTTCACCTGACCGAATTTCAGATCAGCGGCAACCGTAAGGAAAAAGCGACCGTTTCGATTACGCTCGTTTCGGACGGCGTCGTCGCCGAAGCCGCGCAGGCCTAAGCGTGTCGCGCGCGGGGCAAATATCGATCAACTGGGGCGATGGTGAACACACCTTCGCCCTGAAGATCAAACAGCTGATCGAACTTCAAGAGAAGTGCGACGCCGGTCCGCCTTTCATCCTTTCACGGCTTGAAGGTGGTTCCTGGCGCGTCAATGACGTTCGCGAGACGATCCGCCTGGGTCTTATTGGCGGAGGGGCGTCAGTGACCGACGCGCTGAAGCTGACGATCAATAACGTCGACGATCAGCCGTTAGGCCAGAACGCTCTGTTTGCCCAGGTCATCCTATCGGCGGCGCTTTTCGGTGCGCCTGAAGGCGTGGAAGATGCACCGCCGGAAAAGCCGACGGCGGACCAGCTGGCGCCGAACCCCTACCCAGGGGCAAGCTTCGATGGTCCGCCTATTTCGGAACCGGTCTCGCCGCAGGTCTGACGCCTTCGGAAGTCAACGCCTGTTCATTGTGGGAATACGCCGTCGCAACTGACGGCTGGCTAAGGTCACAAGGTGTCAGTTCCACGCCGGCGCCGACTGATGATGAATTTGATGAGGTGATCGCGCGCTATGGCTGACGATATCGAAGTTCTGATCACCGAATTGCGCGTCGACATGAAGCGCTATGAAAGCGCGATGCGTCGCCAGGCACGATTGACAGAACAGACCGCCGGGCAGGTCGAAAAGCGCTATAGCCAGATGAACCGGCGAATATCGCAATCGACTAGCCAGATGTCACGCGACGTCCGCCGGGCTATTGTGGCGATCGCCCTGGGGGCTGGTGCGCGCGAGGTGACGCAGTACGCTGACGCCTGGGTAGACCTGAACAACAAGCTGGCGTCTTCGTCTCAGATTTCAGGCATTCAGGCGAAGTCGCTGAACGAAATTCAGGACGCGGCGCGCGAAAGCCGGGCTGAAATCTCTTCATATGTCGACCTTTATTCGCGGATGCTTCGCGTTTCCGGCAAGATGGCGGCGAGCGAAGAAGATGTCGCCAGGGCGACGCAGATCGTCACCCGAAGCTTCAAGGCGGGCGGCGCCGCCGCAAGCGAACAGTCGGCCGGTGTCATGCAGCTGGGTCAGGCGCTTAACGGTATCCTGGGCGGCGACGAACTGCGTTCCGTACGCGAGAACGCGCCACTTCTGTTTGAAGGTATCGCGAAGGGTCTCGGCGTCACATCCGACAAGCTGAAAGGCATGGGCGCGGCGGGCGAATTGACCGGGAAGAAGGTCTTCGAAGCAATCCTGAAGAGCGGCGCCGACATTGACGCAGCCTTCGCCGTCACGATCCCGCGCGCTTCCGACGCGACCGTTCTCGCCTTCGACCGCCTGAAGGTGAAGGTCGGGGAATACCTGAACGAAAGTGGCCAGGTCGCCGGGATTTCGAAGACGATGGGCGACGCGATCAATGTCGCCGCCGATAATGTCGACATGCTCGCCGATGCCTTTATCATCGCCGGGGCAGCTGTCACGGGCGCGCTAGGTGCACAAGCGGCCGTGACAGTGATCGCCAGCCTGAACGGGATCGCCGTCGGCGCGACTGCTACCGCGCGAGCGATGGCGCTTCTTCGTGCGTCGTCTGCCTTCCTTCTGGGTCCGGCTGGTCTGATCATCGGCGTCGCCACTCTTGCCGCCGGTCTGGCCTACCTCGCCATTCACGGCGCGAAGGCGGCGAAGGAGTTCGAGGCCGTCCGGGCGACCGCCACGACCGCCGGAAGCGCGCTGAAGGAGTTCAACAAGGAGGCCGCGCCCGAAGTCTTGCAGAAGCACGCCGCCGACCTGTCGAAGATCAAGGAGCAATATTACGGCATTGCGGCCGCAGCGAGCGCGGCGGCAGAAGCCGAGAAAGAACGCCGCGTCGAAGCTTTACTCGCCGAACGCCAGGCGGCTTCAGACAGCCGCGACAAGCTTGTCACCCGTCGCGGGTCTAGCAGCTTCAAGCGCGCGGGCAATCTCGGCGAGCGGAAGGCGCTTGACGCCGATATAGCGCTCGCTGACGAGCTTCTGAAGAAGTACGACGAAGCCATTATCGCGGCGGGTAATACGAGTATTCCGGCGATCTCGAAAGAACTAGGCCCCGGTACGGGCGGTGGCGGTGGCGGCGAAGTCGACAAGAAGGGCGTCGACGACTTGCGGTCAGCCTATAACGCGATGTTTGACAGCAACCGCGAGGCCGTCGCGCGCGAGAAAAAAGAGCGCCTGGACATGATCGACGCTTCGGGGAAATCCGAAGCCGAGAAGGCGCAGATGCGCACGCAGGCGAACGACATTTATTCCGCCGAACTCGCAAAGATACGCGAGGCCGAAGCGTCCGACTTCGACGCCTTTGTCGATCAGGAATTGCAGAAGCAGAAGCTTCGCGACGACGCGGCGAAGCAGGAACAAGACATTATCGCCGACCTGATGAACCGTCGGGACGAACTGGCTGGCCACACGATCGCGATCATCGATCGCGAATATGAAGCCCGCCGCGAGGCGATCGAAAACGAAATCAAGGACGCCGGTCGCAAGGCTGAAGCGATTGCGCTTCTTGAAGCAGAGCAGGCCGCGACCGTGGCCGACATTCGGGCGCAGCTACTCGGCGAGGGCGAATATTCAGACAGCGAAGCGGAGCGCGTTCGCGCGGCTGGCGAAGCGAAGCTCGAAGCGCTGAAGGAGGGGCTCGAAGAAGAGGCGATCACGCGCGAAGAATACGCGATCAGGAAGCTCGAACTTGAACAGGCGACCGAAGATCAACTCGCGGAAATCCGCGCTACGTCAATGCAAATGCAGCTCGCGGCGGGAGAGCAGCTCTTCGGCGGCTTGGCGGGCTTGGCGAAGACCTTCGCGGGCGAACAGTCCGGCATATATAAAGTCCTGTTTGCAATCGAGAAGGCGGCGGCGATTGCCTCCGCGATCATCGCCATTCAGACCGGCGTCGCGCGCGCTCTGTCGCTTCCCTTCCCGGCGAACATTGCGGCGGGCGCGGCTGTCGCGGCGCAAGGGGCGGGCGTCGTCGCAACTATCGCCAGCACGGCGGCGAACTTCGCCGACGGCGGCGTCGACATTCGCGGACCCGGCACGGGCCGGAGCGACAGCATAGCGGCGAACCTGTCTCGCGGGGAGAGCGTCATCACGGCGTCAGGCACGGCGGCGAACCGGGGTATTCTCGCCGCGATCAATGCCGGGGCGAACGTCGAAAACATGATCGGCGCAAGCCGGGGTATTTCATCGGTCAGTATTGGGTCGACCCAGCTTGTCGTTCAAGGCGACATCGGCACGGCCGAAACGCTCGCCGCCCTTCAGGAAAGCCTGAACCGACGCGACGCAGACATCGAAGAAACAGTCATGTCAGCAGTTCGCAGAAACCGCGTACAGACGGTCGCACGGCATCTGCGTTAGCGACTTGCGAGGCTAATCAGTCCGCCAGAATGCAGAAGGTGTAAACATGGCGGCTGGTGCGCTTCTTCCTTGCCGGGGTATAATTAAGGCTGAATGGATGCCAGCCGTTCAACAGTCGGCGCCCGAAACGCTGGCGGGCGCTTCTGACGTTCTGGAATTAGGTCGGTCCTATTGGGAAGTCGACATCGAAGCCGATTTCCGTTCGCGATCCGATTTCGACGAATGGTCGGTCTTCCTGGCTGAACGCGACGGCGCTGATTTCACGTTCACAATGCCGCGCTTTTTCCGCCAGAAGCCAGGCGATCCGCTGATCGTCAGCGACGCCGGGCTTGCGGTGCCTTCGATAAATGTCGGGACGCGCCAAATATCGATCACGGGCGCCGGAACCGGAACCGCGAAAGTCGGGGATATGGTCAGCTATAGGACCGCCGACAATGGCTACTATATCGGCATTGTGCGAGCCGACGCGACGCCAGCAGCGGGAACTATCATATTAGACGTCTGGCCAGAACCACAATATCCACACGCCACGACGACGACCCCGCGCCGCATAGAAGCGCTTGGCGAGTTCAGGATTGACGGAAGCGTCAAGTGGACAGAACGCAGCCGTCGGCGCGGCGTCAGCTTCACGGCTCGGCAGGTCATCCGATGACAGGGATCAAGTCGCGGTGGTTTGTCGAAGTCTTTCTTGACACTGGAACGGTTCGTTTTTGGAACGATTTCGGAAACGTCGACGTCGGCGGCGAGACGTTTACCGGTCTCGGCGACCGCTTCGCGCCGCCGGACAAGCTGAAGCGCGAAGCGAACCTGAAGCCGGAGACAACAAAGCTTCTTTTCGACAGTTCACGCGCGCTAGACGACGGCGACATTCTCGCCGACCTACTGGACGCGAAATGGCGCCGTCGTCAGATACGCATTCGCAACATTCACTACACTAGCGACCCCGACACCGGCGACGTTATTTCCGACACCTACGGGCGCATTAGGCGCCTTTCCGACCAGACAGCTGTCGGCAAGGCGCCGCGCATCGAAATGGAAATCGAAAGCGGGTCGCTGATCTATCTTGAACGACGTATGCAGACGCGAAGCGCTGAAAATCAGAAGGTCGCATTTCCAGCTGATGTCGGTTTTGATCTGACGAAGAGACTTGAAGACGTTGCGCTTATCTGGCGAACGAAGGAAACGAAGAAGGGGTCGGCGACGCCTTCAGCCCCGACGACGGATGACCCTTCGCCGCGTATGCTGGCGATCGGCGAGTTCGTGACTGAAGGGACATTCGTCGCCCATTTCACCAATCAGCAACAGAAAAAGAACTGGATGCGTGTTTTCGCGATCGCCGATTGCGAGATCACCGAACTGAATAAGGTTTGGATTAACGGGCAAGCGATGATCACAAGCCCGCTCGCCGACGGCGTCCGAACCGCGATTACAGCACTAAACAGCGGCGGCACTCGCGCCTGGATAACGCTTCACAAGGGCGCCTGGAACCAGACCGTCGACACCTTTCTTGACAGCGTGGAAACGCAATGGACGTCAAACCACAGGCTTCGCGGTGTCGCCTATGTCGTGATCGAACACTTATGGGACAGCGACAATCCGGAAAGCTATGACTATAAATTCGGCGGGAAGGGGGCAAAATTTTATGACCGCCGCAAAGATACAACGGCAGGCGGATCTGGAACGCACCGGCTTCTGACGCCGTCGACATGGGAATATTCGGTTAATCCGATGGTGATCGCTGATCACTATCGCCAGGGCGTCCGAATGATGCCTTCGACCGAACCCCTGTCGGAAATTTATTGGTTCGGCGTCGGTGAAGCGGCCGACGTTATGCCATATTCAGAATATGAAGACT